AAGAAAGAAGAGATCAAGATCAGACAGCGCGAGTCAAGCTTTAAGGTGTGGTAATGGATAAGCTGCATGTTTTTTATTGTTCAAAGGCCTGGCGGGATCTATCCTTTGGGTTAAAGATCGCCAGGGGTGGTAAGTGCAATCGCTGTGGTAATATACTGGAAGACTTCAGCCAGCTTATTGCCCACCACACAATTGAATTAACTGAAGACAATCTTAATGATGTAGCGGTAGCGCTTAATCCGGAACGGATAGAGGTCATTTGCCATAAGTGCCATAACAAAGAGCACCGCCGCTTCGGGAATAAGCAGAAGGTTTATATCGTCTGGGGCAGCCCTCTTTCCGGAAAGAATACGATGGTCCGCGAACTGATGCAATACGGTGATATAGTCCTGGACATGGACGCGATCTGGCAGGCGGTAACGTTCCAATCTGAATATATAAAACCCACCAATTGCCGGTTCAATATATTTAAACTAAGGGATGATCTGTTGGACCAGATCAAGACTAGATATGGTCAATGGTATGATGCTTATGTTATTGGCGGGTACCCTGATAAGTACGAGCGCGAGAGGGTGGCTCAATCTCTGGGGGCTGAGACTATTTACTGCGAGAGCACCAGGGATGAATGTTATCAGCGTCGCCAGGCCAGCGGCAAGCCAGCCCAATGGGATGATTACATTACAGACTGGTGGGAACGATTCGTAAGATAAATTCCCAAGCGCTTGGGATTTTGCTGTGTTATAATAATTGCAGAACATTCAAGAGGTAGGCCCCCCCGGGTCATACCTCTTTTTTATTGCCGGCAGACTGTGAGCGGTCCTCGGAGTGACACACGGAAAAGATTTGACTTTTCATGGCAGGTTTTCAGAGTACATAAAAAAGAGGGTGAGAAAATGGAAAGTACGGAATTATTGGCTGAGATAGCCAGGCTTAAAGCCGAATTCGCCGGTGCTGATGAAAACAAACTGCGCGCCTTGGAGGCGTTGATAGAACAGGCAGCCTATGAGCGCATCTACCTTAAACGGATGAATGAGCAGGCTATCGTGTCTGGCCTGGTAGAGTTCCACCCTGAGAACGCCAAACTACAGCGGACCTTGCCGTTGTCCGGAGAGATAGCCAAACACTCAGCAGCTCTGACTAATATCATGGACAAGCTGCTCAAACATCTTGGCGGTCAGGGCGACGATGAGGATGAGGGCCTAGCTGACTATGAGTAGTTACCTGGTTGAGTATTACCAGAAGTGTAAGTCTGGCGAGATCATCATTGGCCGGGAGTTAATGGCCCAGCTGCAGATGCTCATGGATGACCTGGATAATCCGGAATATAGGTTCGACCTAACCGAAGCACATAAGCGGATCAGGTTCATCGAAAAGGAATGCAAGCATAGTATCAGTCCGTTTGCGGGCAAACCCTTTATTTTGGAACTGCATCAAAAAGCTTTCCGGGAGGCCATCTATGGATTCCAGATACAGATCGATGGCAAGTGGCTACGGCGGTTCACCGAGGTCCTGTATGTAGTGGGCCGAAAGAATGGGAAGACTACCGAAGTGGCCGCCGATGGTAACGCGGAGTTCTTCTGTGGAAACATCGGAACTAATATACTTTGTGCATCCAATGACTATGAGCAGGCGGGGTTGGTATTCGATGAAATCAATAATATGCGCGAAGAGAGCCAGAAACTGGTTAAGGTCAGCCGGAAGAACATCAAAGGGATATTCATGGGCAACCCTAAGCAGCGTAATAAGAAGGGTAAATTCAGTTATCAGAATAAGGCCAAGATCAAGAAGCTATCGGCCAAAACCGGAGCTAAAGAGGGAAAGAACGTAGACTTCGCCATTGTCGATGAAGTCCACGAGATGAAAGACGATAGCCTGGTCAGGCCGATCAAACAGTCGATGTCCACCAAGGATGAGCCGTTATATATCGAGATCACCACCGAGGGATTCACTGAAGATGGATATCTGGACAAACGGATGGCCGATGCCCGCCGGGTATTAAAGGGTGAGTTGTACCGACCCAGGTGGCTTATCTGGCTCTATACCCAGGATAGCGAAACGGAGGTCTGGCAGGACCGGGGTAGCTGGGTGAAGTCCAACCCGAATCTAGGAGTTGCAAAGAAGTGGGCTTACCTGGACGGATTAGTGGATGAGGCAAAAACCGACAGTGCAACCAGGGCCTTTATGTTGGCCAAGGATTTTAATATCAAGCAATCGAACGCTGCGGCCTGGTTGCAACAGAGCGAGATTCTAAACACTGAAACCTTCGACATCAAAGATTTTGTCGGAGGTTTTTATATTTCCGGCAACGACTTCGCCGAGACCACCGACCTGTGTGCTAGTAAGCTACTGCTCAAGAAGCCGAATGATCGACGGACCTACTTTTATTCTCGATACTGGATCCCCGAGAGCAAGTTGGATTCCAGTTCGGATGATGTTGACTATAGGGCATGGGAGCGGGCTGGATATTTAACCATTGTCCCGGGTAATTCGGTGGAAAGCTCCATGATCGCCGATTGGCATTTCGCCTTGTTAGAGGAATATGACCTAAAGCCATTTCGATCAGGATATGACAACAGGTATGCCAAGGACTTCCAGAACAGATATATAGAGTTGTTCGGAGATAAGATCGCCGTTAATATCCCGCAGGAAGCCAAGGTGTTGAATAACCCCATGCGGACACTGGAGGCCGACATGAGGGAAAATTTAGTCATTTATAACAATAACCCGATAGACTTCTGGTGCTTCTGCAATACGGGGATTAAGTTTGATAATCTGGGGCGCATCATGCCGTGCAAAATGCACACTACAAAAAGAATAGATGGTACGGCTGCCGCTGTAATTTGTTATGCGACCCTGGAGTGGTTCCATTCTGAGTTTATAAGCCTAGTTGGTTAAGGAGAGAAGGTGGATAATTGAGAGCGTTCGAATACCTCAAAGGCATATTTGGCCAGGACAAGCAGAGCAGATACAAGGCGTGGCTGATGGGCACTAGGCCGATCTTCAGCACTTTCGGAAGTAATATTTATTTGTCCGATTTTGTTAATAATGCGATTGATAGAGTGGCCAGCGAGATCAGCAAGATTGACCTGAAAAGCATCGTTCAGAGCGGGGATGTGCTGCAGATCCAGAACGACGATATAACCCGGCTGTTCCGGTTTAAGCCTAACCCGTTGCAGACAAGCAGCGATTTTTTCTCCAGTGTGGAATGGCTGCGCCGTAAATACCGTAATGCTTTTATTTATCCACAATACGAGACGATTGCCCTGCCGGATGGGCGGCAGTACAAAAGATATCTTGCCTTTTATCCGCTCAAGCCCCATAGCATACAAATCGGGGTAAATAATGGTCAGGTGTGGGAGGTGCGCCTGGACTTTGAGGATGGCAGTAGCTACACCCTGCCGTATACCGACTTAATCCATCTCAGGTGGCGGCGCGGGGCGAATACAGTGATAGGTGGCGGGGATGACTCGGGGAGCGTCAATGACTACGATATCATCCGCACTATTGATGCTCTGGATAAGACCATCCAGGGCCTGCCCAAAGGCATCGAAGCCAGCCTGCAAATTAAGGGTGTGTATCATGCCAAGACACTGGCCGAAGCACAAAAACTGGCCAAGATCAGGGATGATTTTGAGAGTCATATAATAACCAGCGCCAGTGGCATGGTGGCCACAGACTTAGGCGGCGAATTTACTCCCGTTAATATAAGCGCTCCGGAGATCCCAGAATCGGCGCTTAAATTCTTAAAATCCGTAATCGAAGAGCGCTATGGAGTGTCAGCTGCCATTCTCTCCGGAGACTATAAAGGTGACCAGCATGGAGCTTTCTACCAAACCGCTATTGAGGATTTTATAGTGCAGCTTGAACAGGCCATGACCGCCTGTATATTTACACCCCGGGAGCAGGATGTGGGGCACCGGGTAAAATGCTATTACTCCAAGGTTAACTATATGTCTACCGAAGACAAGATGGAGTTGGCTGGCCTGGCTAAAGAAACCGGAATTATGACATTAAACCAGATTAATGAAATGTTCGGGGTGGCGCCCTTCGCGGATGGTGACCGCAGGCTGCAGAGCCTGAACTACGTGAACCTAAAGGATATTGATGCCTACCAGAAAGCTAAGGCCGGAGTAAA